GCCTCAGTTTGAATCCCATTTTGTGTTGATGTTGGTGGCTCAAGCAAAGTTGCTGTGATATTCATCCCTTTACTCGTATCTATGTTGTTGACTTCAACATCCAATGTATTGTATCTCGCAACTCCTGAGATTTGTTGTTTCATCGAATCAACTGTAAATGGTAACATCGGTTTTGTTGGAATCTGACGGAGAGTGATTTCGTCAATTTGTAAATCGGATTGACTCATGCTCATATTGGGTCTTTGGTTGAATGCAACTCCACCTTGATTATTCACAATAGTTCCAGCACCAAGAGCAATTGAATCACCAATTTTTATTGTCATTCCCCATACTGCATTTGCTGAGTTTATGTCTATTCCCTGTGATACTCCATCAAGAATATATTCCATTCCACCTTCGGTAAATACTGTTCTAATAATATGACTTCCTTCGACTAAGGTTTTTGGTGTTCCATATCCATATCCATTACCAAGATTTCCCCATCCATTATTCCCACCAATTGCTGTTCCTGATGCACCCATATTTGGGAAAACATCAGGCAATGAATTAGTCCAATTAGCAGTAAAGAAATCTGTTCCTGTTCCCCAAGTCCATATCGCAGGTCTATTGACTGTGTATGATGGGTTATTACCTGCTTGACCATATAATTTTGTAGTGTTCTGACTAGCCAAAACTTGAACACCATTATTGACTGTTGTATTTCCATTCCAAACCGAATAGAAACCATGACCATGAAGGAAATTGTTTGTTCCACCATGAGTCATCATAGAATGTCGCCCTGTTTTTCCGTAAGAAACTCCATTGTCAAACTCTATCATAACCATTCTATTTTTCTGAACAGGAATGAATGCTTTTATTTGCATATCAAGCCATATTGCTGAACAACCAATTTCAGTTAAACCTATTTTATTTGATTCTTGTCTCGACATTAATTTGTCTGTTGCCGCACCCACGTTCCACCCCTTAGTGCTTGCATCCTCAAATAGAGATGGAGAATATGCTGTTCTAGTTCCAACTCTTGCCTGTGCTGGGTATGGTCTGTTTCTTCCATAAGCCCAGCCGTTAGGCTTGGTAAAATCCCATCCATGACGGCCATTGAAAGAATCAATATAAGACCAAAATGGAACATTAATTCCTCTAAAACTCCATCTTGCATTTGGTGAACCATTTAGTGTATGTGCAGTATTTACAAAACCTACATCGGGAGTTGGCACAAAACTACCTGTCGAAACAGACCCCGAAGATGAATAATAAAACTTGGCTAAATCCCAACCTATCGGTGGGGGTATTCTTAGAACTCCACCACCCACACTTGACATTGTTGGTGCAGTAGCAAATGTATCATCTGTATCAGCCCGTATTGAGATGCTTCTAGCCACGAAATTAGTGGAGTCAGTATAGACACCTTCTGCATCGGGTTGTTGAGCCTTGTATAGTGTTGGTCGGGCTGGATATGTAGAGTCTGTTGAAGCACCGCTTGGAGATGTTGAATCAGGTTGTGAAAGACCTGCTACGAAACCTGTTGATGTTCCTTGAACTAAGTTTTCTGTTCTCCACGATTCTGTGATTCCATACAGATTCAATCCGTTAGAACCGGATTGCATTTCTGCACCACCCATTCTTCCTTGACAAGCATATCCTGATGTTGCATATATTGCCTGACCACTTCCGCCAAAGATACCATGCCCTACTCTTATTGTTAATGTTTGATATGTTGTTCGACCTAAAATTGAGACTCCATTAACAACAACATCTGATACCGAATCGAGAATCCACCATCCATTATGATTTAGGTCATTTCCATTGTTAGTTCCCGAACCTGCATTTTGCCAACCATCCTCATCTAATGCACTCCATCTTGTATCAGGATTGTTTGTTGCTGTTCCTAATTTACCACCAATTCCTGTCATATAAACGGGCATACCATGAGCCCCAACAAAATAATGAGAAGTTGTAGATTCAAGATAAACTGTTAATGTTCCATTTGCTGATTTGGTGATTCCAAATATTTCGACCCTGACAGGATTTGGCCTGACTAAAAATTGTCTAGGATTTACTATGTCAGTTGTTGTTGCTGGAATCGGCTGGGATGCAACAATCAAAGGCCAATTTGTATGCTCTAATTCGTTTACTGACATATCATAATTATTACCTTGAGAAGCCGGACAAAATGGTGGCTGAACAAAGTCAAACATTGGGTAAATCTGAGCATCACAATCATGTGCTACGGGTTGAGAATTACCATATCCATTTTTACCATCCCAAACTGCATACAATGTCGAAGAATTGACACCGCCAATTGTTCTTTCTGAATCGTAAATATATGGAATTATTGTTCCACCATCATTGAGTGTATAAGTTCCATCTTTTAGAAAACAAGCAAGAGCCATTCTCATTCTGTATTTTGGATTAATTGCCGCCGCAGAATCTAAAGAAGTATCTGCATTTGAATACCCCATTGTTTGTTGTTTTGTTCCACCAACTGACTTGACTGTGTGTGCTGTTGAATTGGCTGTAAATGTTTCATTTTTGTATAATGACCAAGCACCAACTGCACCTGTTAAATGGTCGCCTGAATATCCCACTTCTTTGTATTTCACACCATCCGAGCCTGTTGGTTTTGAATTGTATCTTGTTATGCCTTGAAGTTCATATCCATAGAACTTGGCATCCCTATTATTTCTTGGTAAAGAAAACCCAACAGAAGCATTTGGTATTCTTTTGTCAAATTGATTATTATCTAACATCATAGGCATGAAAACGGTTGCTCTAACTTTGTGTTGATTTCCATATAAATCTGATACTTTATTTAGACCCGAAGAACTTAATCTTGGGTCTGCATTCATCAATGGATTTACTGCTGAACTTGCTACACTTCTTCCAATCAAACCATGTGGTAGGAATGCTGGTTTTGTTCCATCTTTACTTGGTGTTCCTATATGCCTGTAAGTATCTAACATTTCAGCAAACTCTTGAACTGTCATAAATACCATCGAAGGAGTATGGTCTAATTCTGCTAATGGTGAACCTGCTTTATTCAGACTTCCAGCCTGAGAACTGACACCATATAATGCGGCGTTTCCAGCCGCAGTATTAGGGGCTGATGGGGCTATCAACATAAAGTTGTAAGAAGCGATTCCACCGTAGTTGATTTCTACAAGTGGTGTATGTGTTCCTGAACCTGAGATTGTAAGGGTGTAAGTTCCTGATGTTGTAGTGCCGTCATCATCAATGACTTCGACTCTTACGCCAGCAGTATTTGACTCATCATTTAGACCACCTTCATCGGCTGGTGTTTTACTTCCAAAATTAGTTTTGAAAAGAACGGGGTCAACTGAGATTCCGCCTAATCCATCATTCTTGATATAGACAGGAAACCATCTTTGTAATTCTACTAATCCGTTACCCATTCTTGAAAATGGTTTTGTTATATCTTGTTTGATTGTAGCCATTAGAATACACCCCTTGCCCCTCTATATGATTGCTTGACGATTTTAGGCATTTCTGCACTAATTATAGACCGAACATCACCTGCTGTCATACTTCCCCCGCCATTGATAGTTATACTCTCAAAATTGAGGGTTAATCCACTATTCGATTGAGAACCCGTATTCATGCTTGATTTGCTTGTTAATGTCATATCGTATTTGTCAAGTGGAACAAGTGCTTCTCGACCTGCTTCACCGAAGATTCCGACTGACGGAGATTCTGCAACTCCGCCCCTGTGATTTGATAACAAACCACCTTCGGGAATACCCAACGCTGAATTGATTTCTTTACCAACTTCATTTGCTTCACCACCAGCACCTACTGAGAATCCAACTGCCGCACCACCTATTGCACCTGCTGTTGTTCCAACAACAGGAATGACCGAACCAGCCGCACCACCGACCATAGCACCTGTAATTGCACCCTCAACGCCTCTCAATAGAGCCGTTCCAATAGCACTTTTTTCTAGCCGATTCATAGCACCAACAATTAAATCTAATATATCGAAAACAGGTTTAAGAATACCCCCAAGTATTTTCATTGTTTGACCAAATGCAGTAATGAATGGAACTGCTAATTCAAAGGCAACCATAGCCCTATCTACGAACTCAGGTAATTGTGCAATTAATGGTAAAATCTCAGTCTGAATTGCATCTCTCAAAACAGTCCATTGGTCAGTATTTTCTCTTAATACTTCTGACACTCGGATTAGTGAGTTCGCAATCTTACCATCATTAGCATCTGCAAGACCAATTAATTCAGCAAATAATCCACCAATTACAATTCTTGTTTCTTCAAAGGATGAAGCAACAACTTTCAGTTGGAAATCAGAAGTCGTTTTCATGGTTTGTAAATATCTTTGAGCCGCACCATCTGCGTCATTTGTAATATCAACTAAGTCTAAGAATCCTTCACGTTGACCCTGTAAAGCCATGATAGCAGTTCCACCACGAACTGAGAATATTTCTAACACTTCTGCTGTTGTTGCACCAGCCGCTTCTAACTGATTAATTACATCAACTAAAGATGTCAAACCCATAGTCTGAGATTGCACGACATCTTTGTTTGCTGAGAATTGTTTTTCCTGTTCTTTCAGGCTATCTGTAAACTTCTTATTTTGTCTTTGAGCAAGCCTTTGTTCAAGTGCAACTGATGCTTGTTCAACAGCCAAACTTTTGTTAGCCATTTCTAATTTTTCAATTCTTTTTATTTCAGTCTCAGATAATTCCCTTCCTTGACGTTCAGCCCTTGCTCTAATCTGCATTATTGCGAGAGAATTAGATTGTTGTTCAATTGACAAATCTTCTAGTTTTCCATTCAGAATGTCAAGTGCAAATGATGCTCTTTCAACATCAACTTTAGTCTGAGTAATTGTTGCTGAAACTGCTCTTAATGCTGTGTCAGCCGCTTGACCAGCAGGGGTCAAAGTTAGGAAGTTCAATCCGAGTCTATCCATAACTCTTCTAGCATCATCTGTTGGACTCAACAACTTGTTAATTGACATTCTCAATCCTGTTCCAGCGATTGTTCCCTGCAAACCTGCATCTCCTAATGCACCAATTGCCGCCGCCATTTCCTCAATAGAAAGTCCAGCCGCATTTGCTGTTGGGGCAAGAAACTTCATTGACATTCCAAGAGATTGTAAGTCTGTAAATGATGATGTCATAGTAGCAACAAAAACATCCATTACTCTATCCATTTCTGAAATCTCAAGACCCATACCTTTCACAGAAGAAATTACAATCCCAGCCGCAGTTTCAACATCAACTCCACCAACTACTGAGAAGCCAACAAGACTCTTGATTGCACCTTCTGTTGAAGTTCCTAATTCATCCATACTAAGACCTGCTAGAGCAAGCACGTTACCTGCCTGTGCTACCTGTGTAGCAGTAGCAGAAGATTGCTTTGCTATGTCTCTTATTACAGTCTCAAGACCATCCATATTTTCATTGAGTTCTCCTGTGATTTCACTTGTTTCACCAAGAGTTGCACCCATCCTTGTCATAGCAACTTCAAACTCTAAAAATGTTCCAATTGATTTCTTGATAAACATCCCTGTGATTGCCGCACCTAATGTTACTGCCGCAACCCCAGCGACAGCCATAGATTTACTCATTGATTTCAATGAACTTGATATTGAGTTACCTGCTGATTCGGTTGAACCTGCCGCCGCCGCCATAGCCGCTTGTAATTGCTTTGAATTACCCTCAATAACTACTGACATTTTTACATCTTTAGCCATCTATTCACCTACCTTTTTGTCTCTCATATTGTCGCCTGACCTTTTCTGCAAAGGCCGACCAAAGAAACATAGAATCTCTTGGGTCTAGTTGTCGCCACTCTTGAGGGGTTATTCCGGTTTCGGTCAATATCTGAAAAAGAAATTGCCCTTCGTCTGTTTTGGAGTAATCTATTACTTTCCCAAAGCACCGTTTTGGCCTGTTCCAACGGCTTCTGTAACTCTTGTTGCCAACTCTCCAAGTAATTGCATTGGAAGTAATCTAAACTTGTTCCATGTAAGTGTAGAATCGCATTTGGATAACATCTCAAAGACAGTTCGTAATCCAAGTAATTCGTTTCTATCATCACCTGATAATCTTGCGATTTCCGGTTCTGATTTGAGAACTTGAAACTCGGATGCTGAAAGTGGTTTGGCTTGGAGAATATCTTCTGATAATCCAAGTCCTGATACATCAACATCAATCGGGTTGTTTGCTTGTTCAATTGCGTTATCCAGCCATGACATATTTTTCGCCTCTTATTATTACTAATAGCCGAGTTCCCACCGTTATGAATGAAGTGGTATTTGATGCTCAAGTGGCTCTTGACCAATTCAAACCCTCAAAAGAAGCATTAATCATTAAAGCACCTTCTGAACCTGCTTCTAATCCTTCAATTGACATATCTGTGAATACACAAGTTAAAGCCGAGTATTTATGCGTAGCAGAACCACTACCTGTTGCTTCAAACTCAATGTTAAACTCAGCATCAGTATTGAAGTAAGTATAGAGTGTATTATCGGTTATTCCCCAAGCAGATTTCAATGTGCCTGATACAGATTTCAATCCTCTTGTATTTGCTGTTGCTGTATTACCGCCAAGAGTAACATATTTTCCTGTTGCTGTTGCTAGTGATAAATCACCACTAACAAACCCTACTATACTTCCTGAAACTGTTATCTTGCCTGTTACACCTGTGAATGCGTGAACTGCCATATCCAAACCCTCTTCTTATGGGGCTATTAACTGTCTCGCCTAGATTGTTTGTATTTCCGCTTTGCTTCACGTTCTTTTTCTAATTTCTCAATCAGAATCTTTGGTTTGACTTTTCCATCTTTCGGGTCTTTCTGAAAATATCCAGCCCTTCTACCATCCTGTCTTTCTGCCTCACATAAATCACATCTATGTTCAGAATCTTTAGTGTGTTTTTCAGCACCCATTCTTTGTAGTTCAGAAACGAATCTCAAACGTGAATCTCCCTGTGGAAAATCAACAGGAATTATACATCTGAGATTGTGATGTTCGCAGACACATCTCCATTTATGACCGCAGGTAATTGCTTTGTTTTTCTTACTCACTTTATCGCCTCATTCCCATTGTTGAATGTTTACCAAGTGGGTGTTTAGTATTGGCGGCTTTAGATAGTATTTTTTCTGTTTGGTCAACTATGATTTCCCAATCAAGATTTTCAATTGCGAAATCTCTTGCATTTCTTCCAAGTTCTTTTCTTAAATCTTCATTTTCATATGATTGAATCATTGCAGATTTCAAAGCATCAACATCCACCAATCCCATATTGACTGACCACTTTCCACCGCAAATCGAAGTGATACATTTCACCAACCATCCCCTGTTGGCTTCAACATATGATTTTCCTTCCGCTAGGATTCCGCCTGTCAATTCTGAACCTGTGCTATTATCAGGAAGTATGATTGGGATTCCACATGACATTGCTTCTGCACTTGGAACTCCAAAACCTTCTCCACCTGTTGCTAAAACATGAACATCTGAGATACCATAGACAAGTGCTAATTCTTCTCTTGATAATCCCATCAATGGATTGTTGCCTTTGTCTGTAAATCTGACATTATTTGTTAATCCCATTTGATTCAAAGTTAATGGTAAATCCCAACCCCCCATTCCCATCGTATCTGATGCATCACCACAATGAATTAGAAGTCCAACAGAATCAGGGTCATCTACTTCATCGAGAAACTTTCTGAATGCTTCTAATAATCTTGGGATTTGTTTTCGATTTGTATTTCTTCCAACTGAACAAAAAATGTAATCCCAATGCGATATTCCCCACATCTGCTTAGTCTCTTCCTTTTTCTTTTCCGATATAGGGGCAAATACAGACGTTTCTACGCCATGTAGCAGTATATCCCCCTCATTCCCCCGATAACGGTCTAGCATAGCATCCCTGAGCGTCTTATCGGCATTCCCAGCACTACTGTATTCATTCACAAAGTCAGAAAATACAGATTTTCCAAAATTAGCCATCCAAAGTGGAGTATGAAGCATTTTCAAAACATCCTTCCAAGCATATGAAATTGGATATCCATCTATCGGCATATATGCAATATATGGAACATTCATTTTATTGGTGCTGACAACAGATGAACCAATGTAAAATGGGTCATTCAATGTCAGATATAAATCGGGTTGTAATCTAGCCAAATGATATTCTAAAACAGTTGGGCTGTGGTCGCCACTTAATCTCTCAGCACCATATCCTGAAATCCCAGCATGAACTAAAGTCCAACCTTCTTCATGTTTGAAATCTTCACCATTGTAATCCCATCCGATTATGAAAACTTCATGTCCTCTTTCAACTAATCGTTTGCAGATTTCTCTAGTTACAGTTCCATATCCTGTTGGTCGAGTTGGTTGCTCAGAACCCCACAGGATTCTCAATTTCTTTGACTTCGCTTTAGCCATAGATAATGGTCGGAAATCCCACCGTTATGAACAGACTCTAATTTTACATTCTAACAGTTGTTCTACCTAACTTGTAAAAGAAGTAATAATGGTCTATTTCTTCTTCTGTTAATCCTGAACCTGCATACTCAGTAATAACCATTTCTTCAAACTCTTTTCTTGTCAATTGTCTCATGTTTAGAACCCCCTGTTAGCAAAGATATCTCTTGGTGCATTTCTGCTTCCTCTTCGACCTGCTGATGGATTGTTTCTCAATGGTGTTGAAAGAACTTTTCCTGTCATGTCAACTAATACATCTGTGCGTGAAACTGAGAGGTCGAATGTTTGTGTTGCCCTTCGTAGGTAAACAGTTTTCACTTGACCATTTCTTACGATTACAACTACTAAATCTCCATTGCTGGTATTGCCCCATGCTTGGCCTCTTTGTGAGCCTAAGTCATGTGCAATGATTCCTACTGATTTTGTTCCATACTTTGCAGATGCTTTTCTAACTGCTGAAATTACTTTTTGTGCTTCTTCTCCAACTAATCTTTCGTCAACTCTTTGTAAAGCGTGGACTGATAGGTTTGGTCGGTTTGTTGGTTGGCTCATGTGGCTCATAAATGAGCCACCGTAGGCTTCCCCCTTATCAATATATCCCAAATATCAATGGTTTTTGATATCAAAATTACTTTTTTGACTTGAGCCGTGTGTTGAGTTCAACATCTGTGCTATGTCTAATCCGATGACAATTTGAACACAACACAACACACTTCTCAATTTCTCCTAGAATCTTTTCTTTTCCATATCCATCATGAACCATTTTTGAAACTATTGAAAACTTTTCAGAAGAATCTAAATGATGAAAATCTAAAATCCAAGAATGAGGATATCCTGAGATACTACAATCAGCACATTTCAGCGTGTGTTTTATTGACTTGAACCATTCTTTCATTTGTTCTCTTCTGACCTTCTTTTTGTGCTTGTATGATGCTTTCCGTTCAGCATATCTTTTCTTCTGATACCTACGATTGTAGGCTACTCTTTTCGATGCGTCTTTGTAAGGAATGAATCGAACCTGATTATTTGCTGTTATTGATAGTTATGACTGAGATTATCTTTTTCCGCCAAAATAAGGAGTTCCGTGTCCTTCGGAAATTAATTTTTCAGCAACATCGAACTGTTCATCACCTGTTGACATCAACAGGCTTCCAAGACACCTGCCGAACTTTCCGACTCCGTGAGATTGCAGAATTATTTTATCAGCACCAGCAACTAATTCTTTCATTCTCTCTTTCGCTTCAAGACCTTTCTTTTTTTCTTCTAAATCTCTTGTTCTTGTTTCAGGAGTATTTAGTCCATAAATCCTGATTCGGATATTGTGATGAACTTTGAAACCTAAGTCAACTCTTGCGTCAACGGTGTCTCCATCAACAACCCTTAGAACATTGATTGCGTATTCAAACATTCACAATCACAGGGAACGTGCTTCGTCTGAGTTTTTAATTCCAAAAACAAAGTTTTCCTTTGTTAAATTATTATGGAATGTCATTGCTTTTCTGTAATGATTTAACTCATGTTCAGTAGCATCTCTTTTTACATATTCTTTGAAAATATTATTGATGAAAACTTCTATGTCATCGTCATCTTCCACATCTGTAACTTCTGCTAATGTTGGTAGTGGTGGATGTTTGTAATCTTCCTCAACAACTTCCTCAACAATTTCTTCTGTTTCTTCTGATGCATCATCCCAAGATAAAACTGCATCGAGTCTTTCTGCTAGTTCTGTTTTCGTTCCTTCTGTGTCTAAACCATTTTCTTCACAAAGAGCGATTAGTTCTGCTTTCTTCAAATCTACGAGAGCCATATTACTTGACCGTTGATTTCCGGTTATTCAAGGAATCGGTAATTATTCATTCCATCGGCATGAAACTGTGATTTCTGCTCGATATCCTGTAACGTCAGTTTTGTCAATATCTATACCACATAATGCATCTTTGAACTCAATTGTTTTACCCATTTCTGACCTAACTATTCTAACAAAATGATAATCACTTCCACCAACTCCTGTCATACCACTTCCTGACTGTGGAGAAGTCAAAGTTTCATTGTTCAAAACTAGCATTAATTTTTGAAATAATGACCAAACTTTTACTCTAGTTGGGGCATACAAAACTATTGAATAATATCCTGTTGAGATTTTTGGCTGGGCTGTCGAAGAACCACCTGTTAGATTGAATGCTTCTGAGTCTGTATATAGTGGAACAATTGAGATTTGATATGTCTTTTGACGCTTGAACTCAAGCCATCCACTATTCACAATTGGAGTCCAAACTCCATCAGGAGAAGTCATATTTGTAGTGATTAAACTTGACAACATTGTATGTGGGTCTGTTGCTGGGATTCCTGTGCTTGAAATTGACATTAATATTCCCTCAATAGTTACCTTCCAAACCAAATGTAGCAACTGCAATCTTAGAATGTTTTTTGACTAATTCTAACATTTCTTTCAGGTCTGCTTCTGATGATTTTAACAATCTCGCCCACATCTCTTTTACTCTATCCATACAGTTCTCATCGTTCAATGCAGAACGTGCCGCATTTCTTGATACCATCATGATTGTAGCCATCTTAGCCTCGATTGTAGGTGTTGCATTACCAGCAATATATTCGGCCTTCAAAGCAAGCACACCATCTTCCGTAAACTTCCCCATAAATCTTACAATTCCAGCCTCTTTATCATGTAGCCAATATTCATCTGTATTCCTGACCCTACCCTGCACTAAAGCCTTCTCAACACCACTATCATTGATTGTGTAAATATTAGTTATTGATGCAACAGGTCGAACCCCCATGACCAAATGTTTAGTGAATCCGTTTATGTCAAAATATTCTGTAACTCCAACAGTTCCAGCAACTTGAACACCAGCATATGCATCCACTAATCTTGATGCATTTGAAATCATCAAAGCAATCTGAGAATCAGTTGCACCAATACCTTCTGAGAAGTTTACTCCTGTGTATGCTTCAACGTCTGCTAAAGTGCAATAATCAATTGCAGAAGTAGCACCTTCATCAACAATTAACTGCCCCATTGACCAGCCAATTGTCATTAGAAATCCACCTCTTTTTCATTAATAATTATTCCACCAAAAGTATAGCCCAAGAGAATCATTGTCATTGTCTAATCCTTTATGGTTTATCACCGATGCTAAAGGACTTAGCCTGACGGCCTTTTGTAGCCATCAAACTAAGCCATTAGGCAAGGTTTGTTTCAACAGTTTCAGACTGTGTTGATTCCGTTGAATCTACATAGTGCGTCAGCGTATCGAACACCGAATGCTATGTCTTGTCGTGGAATCAAAACGAATCTATCTTTTGTTGGCTCATCGTGGAAATCAATACTGAATCTTCTGTCAGCATTTGTTGGGTTTCCAATCAAAGGACTTCTCTTGTGAACAAGTAAAGCAGTAGTCTTTGTGTGAACATTTGAACCACCTGTTGCTTTGTGAGTTCCATCCCAATGTAGGTTGGTAGCAAGAGCAGATGTTGCGAATACTGAGATACCGTAAATCTTTCCGATTTCTCCTGTTAATATTGTAGCACCGCTTCCATATTTATCGAGAGTTTGCAGTTGTTCTAATCCGAGCAGTTGAACCTCAAGATTTCTAGGAACTATCAAAGCAAGGTCATCACGGTTTTCTGCGTAAACACCAAGTTTGTCAATTGCTTCACGAATATGGGATAATGCGAAAGTTCCGCTTACTAGAACTGATTTTCCAGCAGACTTTCTTAGACCATCGAACATTAGTAGGTAATCGTTGTCATCTGCATCAACACCTGTTGGGTTAGTAGATGCATTATAGATACCGTTAATGTTTGCACCATATGCACTTCCTGTTGCTGTATCACCGTTTAGTAAAAGTGATTGCTCATTGAATGCAAGACGGGATGCGATATCATCACGAAGAACGGATAGTAAACCTTCAACACCGTATGCAATTAGATAGTTTCCAACAGGCACGTTAGCAATCATAGTTTTCAAGGTCATTGTCAACTCAGCAGTTGTCTGAGATGATTCGCCCTGTGCTGTTCCTGATGTTGTATCTGCAAGTGTTTGTTGGTGGAATGCTACTGAACCTGTTAGGCTTGGAACATTTACAGTTCTACGAGACATTGGTAGTGCTGGGAATAATCCACGCATGAAGTTTCTTTCATACACTATCGCAATAATTTCGTCTGCTGTTTCAGTAGGCAACATTGTTGCCCCTGAACCTGCTGTATTGCCAGCAAGTGCATCTTTCACTCTTTCTACTACATCGTTAAACTCTATTTCTTCTGACATTTTATATTCCTCAGTTTGATTTTTTTTGTTCGACCTTTTTCCTCAGTTCCTATGTGCAATATTGGATTCTAGCCATGCCGCTAATCCGTTCATGCCGTTACTCACTTTTGGTTGTGGGTCGAATGTTTTGGTTGCTGTTTTCTTTGATGCAACAGTTGGGATAGATTTGCGAGATGGGGTTGCTTCAACACCAACTTCTGCAAGTCTTTCTTCTACTCTCTTGGCTACTTCCGCCTCAAGTTTTACTTCTGCTTCTCTTGCCGCTTTTTCTTCTTTTAGTGAAGTAATCTCAGCCTTTAGAGATGTGATTTCATCTTCTGAGTTATCGAGTATTTCTTCCTCAACAACTTCTGATTTTTCTTGCATAGAATCAAGAGTCTCCATGATACTCTTTAATGCAGATGCAACATCAATTAATGCTTCTCTTGGAGAAGGCATTTCAATTTCCTCTTCTACGGATTTTTCTTCCATCATTTCTTCTGTTGTTTCAATAACAACATCTTCTACTAATTCAGGAGTCTCAACAACTACTGATTCTTCTTCGGTTGCAGTAGCATCTTCTGTGATTAAGTCCATATCTTCGGAGTCCATTAATCCCTTGCTTGACTCTAAGTGGCTATTAACTGATTCGTCTGACTCAAGCCGACTCTCAATAGCATCTAATTTGGCTAAAACATCGAAAATCATCTTTTTATCATCATCTTCATCATAATATCCCGCTTCTTCCGGTGCATCTGTTGTATCAACATCTATTCCTTCCCACTCTTCGGATTTACCATAAACGACAGTAATGTATTGGTCATCTTCTTCGATTCTAACTATGTGCTTTTCAGTAGTATCGAAATCTAATTTTTTAATTTCTGATTCTGAGTCTTTTTCATCACAGCAATCATCACCGCAATCACAATCTTCCATGTTGGTGTCAACACCTAACATTACAGATTTCTGAACTGAGAAAAGTGCGTCAGGACTTGCTGGAACATCAACAACAGAAGTTTCGACCCAATCAATTTCTGTAAACTTCATGTAGCAACTATCATCATCTTTACATTCTTTTACTGCCGCCTTAGCGATAAAACCGATTGAAAATGCTTTCAACATTCCTTTTCTGATTTTTCTTGTAATGTCTTTTTCTCCACCATCAATAATTGCAGTTCCCATAGGCATTTTTACACCGTCTTGTTCTTCCATAGAAACATCGGTCATACGGCCTATTACACCGTATGTTTTTGAGTGGTTGTATAGAATGACAGGATTCTTTGAATACTTGTTCCAAGCATCCATGATTGCCTTAGAATCAACAAGTTCTCCATGCCTGTCTAGCATATCATCTCCACCGACATAAACTGCACCACGAATCTTAACATCATCTGATTCTTTTTCTTGAACTGCTTTATCAATTTTGAATGGAGTAATTATTCTATAATGAATCTCAACAGGCATTGATTTACCGGCCTTAGAATCGAAGTCAGAATCTCCAACTATTGTCGCATCTTCTATCGAGATTTCATGGGTCATATCATGTGTTGGATAACTCAAGGTTTTTATCGGATTCGGATGAAATGACTTTTCATCAGCATCAAAAGTTCTCTTTAATCTTCTTGACCAAGATAGCCCTGCT